ACTCGGTTAGTAATCCAAGATTCTGCACCTGCTGATGTACGAGCTGTTGCTGGGCCACCTGCTGATGATGCTTGGTTACGTACTAAAGCATACTCCATGTCACGTTTCATTTCTTTACCAGCTTTCATAAGTTGGTAAGCAACTTCAGACTTACGACCATACTTGCGTACTACGTCATATGTGTTTGAAATTTGAACTGTTTTGCGTGAAATTTGAGTATAGTTGCCTAATACTGTTGTTGCTGCTAATGTTGCGAATGAAGCGTCATCACCTTCAACGTTTGCATTAGTAGCTGCTGCTTGTAATGCGTCTGTTTGCCATTGGTGATACGTTTGTCCGGCCGACATCCTCTTTGCCATTGACAAAAGTGGTGTGTCTTCTGGAGAAATATCAAAAATGATATCTTCAAATGACTCTGCTATACCTTTACCGGTATAACTATTGGTTGCTGATACTGCCATGATTATGGTTTCCTTTTAAATTAAAGCATGTTTTCTATAAGTTTTTGAGCTGCATCTGACTTACCAGTCTTACGTAATTGCTCACGTAGGTTACGTACGTTAGAATTAGCTTCCGCTTTTGTATCTTTAGCACCTGGTCTCACTACAGGTTTAGCGCTTGATACTTTTTTCTTTACAGTAGAATTTTGTTGTAGTTTGCGCCATTGCATAGCGTCATGCAGTACCTTAACGTGTCTAGGATCTACAATTGAATTGAGTTCAGCATCTGAAAAGCCATACTCTTTGCCTACAGATACAAGTTTTTGGGTAGTCTCTTGACTCCATCCTGGTATCTCTTTAGCTAAGACTTCTTTTCCTTTTGCTACTCTCTCTGACATCAACTGAGCTTGATGACTTGCTATTTGTTGCTTTTTGGCCTCAAATTGTGAAACGAGTTGACTACGTTCTTGCTGTAGTTGGTTATATGTAAAGAAATGTTTTTGCGCTTCCACAAAGTCATTATCAGACAATTCTTGCCAATTCACGTTACCGTATTGGTTTAATTGTTGGTCTAATGCTGTGATCTTCGCTACATCTTCAATTAACACGTTATTAAGTTGCATTTGTTGTTGAAAGGCTTGCTCCTGCATTTGTATTTGCTGGGCATATGCTTCTAGCTCTTTACGTTGTTCTGCTACTTGTTGTGTCTTTTGCGTGTAGTCTAAGCCTTGTTGAGCTAATGCTACGACTTCGTCTAGTGGCTTTTCAACATCTTCACCATTGACTTTAAGTTTAAGGATAGCAGGAACTTCATCTTGCGACTGTTCTTCTTCCTCAACCTCTTCATCTGGCTCATCTGTTGCTTCTTCTGCCTCTACTTCTTCAGTAGCTTCAGCTTCAGCCTCTAGTGGTGTTTGTTCTTCTTCTTCTTGAAGTTCAGGTGGTTTAACATCTGATTCAATACTATCACCAAGCATAGTCTCTAACCGACTTTGTGGTGACTGTTCTGCGACTTGGTCACTCATAGTTTTATTTCCTTGAAATTAGACAATAAAAAAGACTCGTGAGAGTCTTAAGTAGGCTTGTCCTTACCTAAATTCTTTTTGTGTAATATATTACACATTTTGCCTGTCAAAACGGTTTTCACTCAAAATACTGACAAATTGCTTTTGAATGAAACACTTACCCAAATATTTTAAACTTAGGTCTGTCCGTTTGGATAGCTGCTAACTTACCTGTGTGCATTACGTCAGTAAGTTGCTTGTTTATTTGGTTTAGTAGTTGTAGTGCGATAACTAATTTGTTATGGGTCTTCTCATCACCTAGTGGACTGTTTGCCATACTAGCAATAAGACTTTCACGAACCTTATCCATAGCTTCTTTGTATAGAGGGTTATCTAATATCTGTGTTGCTTGTTCACCACGTTTAACTTCTTCTAATGACTTATCCGCCATATATCATTCCTGACTGTGCTTTAATTTGTGCGATAGCTAGATCTGTTTCTGCTCTTAGTTGTGCTTTAAAGCGTTCTAACTCAGCTTGAGATGCTATCTTTTCACGTTCAATTATAACATCATTTTGTGATCTAACTTGTTCTTGTTGTAATTGTGCGTCTGCTTTTTGCTTCTCAATAGCTAATTGACCTTGTATCATGATCTCAGCTTCTGAAGGCTTATCTTGCTGACCTTCTTGTGCTGGTGTATTAACTGGGTTGATCCAGAACTCTTCAGGGTTTTTAAAGCCTGCGTTCTGTGTAAGTTTAGCTAATGCGTTATAGATCTTTTCAGGTGAAGTAATACCAATGGCCAATGCTTCTTTTTGAGCTTGTAGAATAGTTGCTAAATGTGCTAACTGTTGATCTTTATTACCAGCACCTAAGCCTACAGATATAGATAAGTCTTTACGGTCTTCCCATTCTCTTGGGTCTACTTCTACCCATTTGTTTCTCATACGAACAATGTCAGGCTTAGTAAGTGTAGTTCTTACAAGCCTATGTACTAACTTGAATAACTCTTTAACACCTGTCTCTGCAAATGTACGTGCTACTAACTCAACTCGCTGTTGAGCAGCAGACATAATTTGTTGTACGCCTGTAGCTGTCTTGTTAAGACTGTTAGCATCTAAGCCTTGGTTATATGCTGTGATACCTGTTCTCTTCTCTTTCATAGAGTCCATGTATTCAACCATACCAAATGATGATGCTGGTAATGGTGGATGTGATAAAGGCATAATACCTGAACCTGGATCACCTTCTACACGCACAATACCACCTGGGCGTGAAGTTAGCATATCGTCTAGGTTTACACGATCAGAGATAGCATAACGACCATTGTTAGCTAGATACATGTTATCTAACTGGCCACGAATAAGTGTAGACTTAATAAGTTGGATGTCCATAGTCAAGTCAGCATAAGAGCGGCCAATATGTCTATGTGGCATTATCATAGGAGTGATACATGCAAAAGGTACATACTCACATTTCTCTTTATAAAGAACTGTGTTACCTAATACAACTACTCTATATCTTTCACCATCTAACTTAATGTATGTGTCTTTAACGAGTGCTTCTTGTGACTCAATAGCTCTATCATATTCTTCGTCATAAATATCACGTGCATTAGACTCTTCTTCAAACGTATCACGAAGGTCTGACATAATAGACTTGATGTATTCTAATGGCTTGTCAAACGTCTCAGCAATGTCAGCTAACTGCATCACTTCTCTGTGTTGAACAAACTTAGCCTCTTGTAGGTTAGGGCCACTAACTTCTACAGATATCATCATGTTTTCTGGAGCTACGTTCTCAATAACAATATCTGTGCTTTTTTCTGTAACCTTGAGCTTAACGTCATGAAGCATAGGCTGAATAATAGTAGCAGGATCTTGGCCCATTGCTAATGTTTGATCCATGAGTGCATTCATATCTACACTAGGATCAGGATAAGCCTCATGCTCTAATACTTCTGTCTTTTCATCTGAAGCCAACATTTGAAGCTGGGAATCTGTGAGGCCTTCGTATTTGTACTCTTCTTCTTCTTCTTCGTCTTCAGCATAAACTTTAACGTATCCGTTTTTAGAGAGTAGTGCGTCCTTAAACCATACGTAGAATATCTTGAAGCCTTCATTCTTCTCCATAACAACATGGTTTACATAGTCAGTTTCTTGATCAGCAGCGTCTTGATCTTCTGGGCCTTTAGGCTCAAACTTTACTACTTGGTCACCTGCTACAAAGACTTTTAATAATTGTGGTAATGCTGCTTCAATAGTATCTTGAACGTCATACGATACAACCTGTGAACGTCCCTCCTCCTCATTTCCGAAGGGTTGACCTAGGTAATAATCTATCGCTTCTGCTCTATCATTAGACAATGCACTATCATTTACACCATAGGCTATATTCTCTTGCGCCTCTATCTGTGCAATTATTTCCATGTCTTCTATATTCATCAAACAATTCCTCTATGTGTATACTGTATCTTCTCTTTAGACCATGACTCGTTCTTCATGCTATCTGCAGAGGTACATAAATATCTGAATGCGTCTGCTCCATGAGAATACTCATCATGCAATGGCGCACCAGGTTCGTTAGTTGCAGAGTTAATAGATCTGCGATAATGCTTTAAACAGTCAACAAGTCTATGAGCTGACTTATCAAAATAAACTCTATGGAAATTCATCCGTGCTATCTTGATGCCGGCCTCTATATCCATACGAGGTACAATTCTTACATCCCATCCAAACTTACGCATAATATCTTCTGCTGATATGCCATGCTTAAAGTCTTTAGACTGCCCGTCATGTGGTAAGTACATAGTACCCCAACTATACGGTAATGCTTTTAACTGTGCTGAATAACTATCTAGTGTTCTATGATCATCTTCTATATAGCCAATCACTCGTAAGTCTGATACACCTTTTTGGCATAGGATAACTGACATGCTATCATTCCATCCTAAGTCCATAACCACATGAACCTTTAACATAGGATCATAAGGTACGTTAGCAACACGTCCGGCCTCTTGGGCCTCTCTTATCTCATTGGAATATATAGCACCGTCTACGGCTGCTTTACATTCACCTTCCCATATGTTTGCATAGTCTGGGTTAGTATTTAAACTATGTTGGCGTTCTATCTCTAGCACTTCAGGAAACCAAGGGTTGTCGGCAAAATTGACCTTAACTACCTTTGCATTTTCTGGAGGATCTATTATAAAACGAGTATATGTGTCATCTGTATCTATATTAGGGTTAAATGATACCCATATCTCTGAGTCTGGTTTACGTATCGTAGGTATTAAAATATCCCACGACTTCTTTGATACTGTTTGTGCCTCTTCCACCCAGACGATATCACATCCTTCAAAAGACTTAATGGACTCCACAGTATTAGTAGCCAGCCCAGTAAAACTGAACGTGCTACCGTTAAGACCACGTATCTCTGCTTCCAATACTTCATAGAAAGCTCCTAGACCTAATGCTTGTATTTGATCGTTGAGCAGGGTATGTACCGACTGCTTTATCGAACGCTGTATCTCTCGTGCGCATAATACACGTAATGGTTTATCTGTAGCCTGGCTTAATAATGCCCTGGCCATAGACCATGACTTACCAGATCCTCTTCCACCGTAAGCTACTTTGTATCTATGTGGTTCAAATAAGAATTGTAGCTTCTTAGGAAAGTCTGCTATCGGTTCTCTATTGTTTTGGTTCTGGTTCAACAAACCTTATTCCAATGCTTATGGGTAAATTAGATCCATCTGCGCCAGTCAACTCTGTAGTTGCTACTGACTTACCATCTATTCTATCACCTAATTCTTTAATAGCGGATACATCACCTGATGCTGCTTTATCTATTAAAGCCTCTGCT